GTCTCTTTGTTCTGAGACTCGGATGATTTGTTGTCCTGGGTCATACGTAGATACTCGGAAATTCTGCAGTCTTGCGCCAGGATATACTTTTACAATCTGGTCTTGAACTTCTTGTCTTGTGGGAAGTTTGACCTGAGGGAAAAATAATCTAAGTTCGTAAAGTTTGCCTCTCCAATTTACCAGAGTAATTATAATATTACCAGTTTTTGCTGGAAGTCTTACTGCCTCTTCCAATTCAATTTCTTCTTTTTTTACGCAGTTTGGATATTTTTTTCCAAACATTGTTTTCATACCTTTTTTCTCATAACCAGACCAACACTTTTCACCCAACATGTCGCTACCAATTCCTTTACTGGGTTGAAGTGGTTCTGGTTTGATTATGTCAATAAATTCAGCAAAAGTTTTTCCAGAAGAATCTTCGACACTTATAGATTCATTTTTTGATTTGCTTCCCCAATTCTTAGCACCAACTTTACGGCATTTGACTAGTGCTCCTGACGCATACGCACTTGGCCAAACTTTGTAACGTGATTTTACTTTATGGTAGCAAGCATCCTTTTCTCCTGCCGCTTCATTTGTCACATAATCGGCAGCAGTATCTATGTAATCTGCTGCTTTAGTGATTTTAGATTGAACCCATGCTTCAAGGTTTCCTTCACCCTTTTTGCCCATTTTCTTTTCAAGTCTTTTGGCAGCATTTTTAATCGTTTTTATTTCAGAACGAGCCATAGAATATTCATGATCTTTCTTTGTTTCTTCAGTTGCCACGTTCTTTGCTTTTCCTCTACGGTCTGGGTTTGGATCTTGACGATTTTTACGACGAAATGCTCTTTCTTCTTCGTCTGAAGAAAGTTCTCTTTTCATTTTGCTGGAACCACACTTTGGTTTGGTTGTTTGTCCAGGTTGTTTGGCACAGGGTTTTCCTGCATATTTGCCGCCCAGTTGAACCCAACCAGGGGTGCCATCAGAAGCACGACTCTTGCTAAACCAGTCACGCAGAGAAGAATCACCACTCTTGTTCGCTTCATCAATAATACCCGATTCTTTAGCAGCAGTTTCTTGCTCCTTTTCAGAAGCATCATTCACAGAATACTTATCCCACATTTTGGGCCCGTATCCACATTCTTCTCTCGTTTCTTTCTTTTTGCAAAGACGGCAATATTTTTTCATGAAACTGGTTTAGATTTTGTTGCCTCACCTCTTGCTCTCTTTCTCCTCGCCGCACAATGAGCACGTTGAGAGAATCCCTTGGGATTGGAGCAATCAATACTCTTTTTATATTTATTAGACCACTCTTCTTGAAATTGTTTGAATGTCTTCATTATTCTGTATCAAAAAAGAACATGTGGAATAATCTAGAGTCGTATTTATCATACCCAAAGTATTTAGATGCTGTATGAGGACAGCGGCCGTCCCAAATAACAAGACGATTGTATACATTAGCAATAACATCAATATGCTCCCATGGAGTTGGATCTAAGTGCTTATTAGCCCAAATTACATCAGATCCTTCAGTATCTACATGACGTATTCCTGTCTTCTTATGCGCCAATAGAGAAGTGCCACATTCGTAGGGAGCATTTGGTGTCAAATAAACTGTTGCTGCCCACTTTTGGGAATCAGCATGATATACCAAAGCATCTTCACAAGTGCAGTGTTGAAATCTTCCACACATTCCATGAGTTTCCATCCAGTTGGAAATTTTCATTCCCATTATTTTTTCAAATGCTTCTTTTGTTCCCGGAATTTCAAACTGATTTTCAGTTCTTCTGCCACGATGATAGTCACTAAAATTAAATTCTTGAGTTAAAGCAAACTCACGGATAGCTTTTGGATCACTATAAAAATTGTCAACGACCCAAAGAGTTTGTCTTTTATTGTCATTTACTGATGGACCATTTATTTGATATCTCATGGTTTTATTGCGTTTTCACAAAATCTACAGAGATTGAAACATGTATTATTTTCTGGCATTATCTCATCATATGATTGCTCAAATAAATTGCCAAGAATATGTTCAAGACCATAATCCATACAACAAAGAGATACATCTCCGTTTGGGAGCATGACATTGTGATATAACTTTTCCAAGCACCCACAGGTCATCTCTTGATTGCCGTGGTAAATCGATTTATATTCATCTTTTCTATTCAAAAGTTCTGGTTTCATAATACTCTCACCAAGTAGATTACCTGCTCTAGACCACATTTGGTATGTTGGAGCTTCTGGAAATACATGACGAACTGATTCATGAACTGTTCCCATACACATCAAAGTGAAATTGTGAATATCTTTGTGAACTTCTCCAAATTTTTCAATTACTTCAATGTATCTTTTAGTTATTGGATGCTTTGCTTTTCTTTCCTGATCCGGTAAGTGAAGAACAAATCCGCCATTTGGATTGCCAGCATACTTAACATGCTTAATCCTATCAATATCATCTAAACTCATGCCAATACCAGTTGTGAATACTGAAATTGGATGACCTTCCTGATTCGCATAAAGAAGCATATCTGTTGCCTTTGGGTTTAACCAAGGTTCTGTAAATCCAGCAAATGTGACTCTTACTTGTGTTGGTAATTTATCAACGCATTTTTTAAAGTTATCGAGACTTAAGAATCTTTCTCCTTTATAAACTTTTTGAAGAGTTCTTTGTGGACAGAAAACACAATCGACTACACATCCATTTTGAGCATCGATGGAAGTTGTAAATTCCATTGTTGGTGCTATGGAATTCTCCCAAGGTTTTCTTGTCTTGTTTTTATGATAAACCTCATGAAGATTTACATTTTTGCTATTCAATTTTTTTAAGTTTTGAATAACTGATTGTTTGTGAATTGTATCTAATGGATAATTTTCTAAAAGATCTTCAAACATTCTTCTAGATTCATCACACAACCCTGTCCACCAAGAACTTACGGCTTTTTCATATAATATTCCCCAAAATCCAGGGTAATCTGTCACCATTGGTAATGGAGACGCATCTTTGATGGAAACTTTTTCTCCAATAGAAGCAATTAAATATGCATCATGATAATTTCCTTCCCTCTCAAGAAATCGACTTAAGAAAAAATATCCCTCTGGCCTATTAGGCATGATTGCGAGAGCATGTTGGAGAAGACCTCTTACCGTAAAATTCCTACATCCTTGTTTTTCAAAACAAAAAGCAGATCTAAGAAGACATTGATATTGCTTTTCTAAATCATCGACTCTTTCAGCACATCTCAGATAATAAGAAATTGCTGAGGCCGTTTGGCCAATATTATCATAATAAAGAGCAAGATTTAAATTATTTTCAGGATCTTCTGGATTGAAAATAAAATCATAAAGAAGTTGCGTTAAATCAGACATCTAGAATCTCCTCAATAATTGACTGTGGGAACTTTAGTAAATATGCTGCGTTGTCTTGAAAACCAAAAGATAAAACAAAATCATCTCCATCTTCAATTATACCAATAGCAAATTCAACATGGCCACTCATAATGGAAAAATCACTGGTCCATTTAATTAGGTTCCAATTTTTATCCCATAAGATTACCCTGTGTCTATAAATGGCATCTTTTCTTTCTACTTCGCTTTTAAACAAATCAACTTCGTGAGTAATAGCAAGGTAGTAGTTTTTCCATGGAATAACTTGAGTCCCTCCACGCAAATCTCTTGGAATGTCTTGCCTTCTTCCTTGAAAAACAAATTCAGAACTATTATCTTCCAAATTTACCTTTACAATTTCAGTTGGATTCCCCCATTTCACAAAATGATATGGTTTATCCAAAATTGGCATCCAGTTTTTCTCACAATATGCCTCTCTTGGTGGTTCAATTCTGTTTCTAGATATTTCCACAACTTTATCAGCATGAACCTCAATTTCACATAACTCCATTCTCCCCGTTCCTACTTTGTCCAAATCCCTACGGACTCCACATGTCCATAGTTTTCCTTCCCATCTAAAAATTCTTGCATCCTCAAGACCAACAAAGTCCCATAATTCCTTTTCTGGAAACTTTGATGTATCTATTTTATTATAACGAATTATTCTGTAATCATCATCAAACTCTAGATAGTGATTCCAAGTTCTTAAATGGATATCATTTTCTGGGTGGACATATGTTAGAGGTCCATATTGATGTTGAAATAATTTCTCTTCCGAATGGTAAAAAGTATAATTAACTGCTCTTAATATAGCTACTTTTTTATTCCCATCTTTATAGATGGATGGATTCATCAGTCCAAGACCATTATTCTCCTCTGCCGGAATAATGAGTGGGTATATTTTTCCACCTCTCTCTAATGCCAACTTAGCAAGAGAATTTGTAAAATCCATAATAAAAAAAATAAATCGATTATGATAAGATAAAGTTTACTGCGCTAAAAACTTTGGTTAATCCAGAACCATCGCCCTTAAAAGATGTTGCTGAAACAATGCCAACTACATCTAAAGTTGATGTGGGAATAGTAGATCCAATGCCAACTCTATCGTTGGTAATATCGACGAATATATTATCATCGGATACTAAATCCGCAGTTCTCCTAGTTTTCCCCATTTTATTGGTTAACTTTTAACTATTTAGACTATCCAAGAACAAAATTAATTGCGCTGAATCCTGCTGTGGAACCTTGAATACCTTGAGCACCAGTAATTCCTTGAATACCTTGTGTTCCTGCTCCGGTTACACCTTGAGTACCTTGTGGGCCAGCAGATTCAAACGCTACAATATCAACAACGTCTCCATAAGTAGCAGCAGTTCCGAGAACAATACTTGTGCCATTAGATGCGGTAATGTCATTGTCACTTAATCGAACACCATTTAAGAATACATCAACATTTCCAACCGAATAAGTGGCACTGAATGTTGTTTGACTTGCTGTTGTTACACTGTAACTAGTTGTTGTCTTACTGTAATTTGATCCTTGAACGCCTTGTGCCCCTTGTGTACCAGTAGTACCCTGAGGACCAGCAGAAACATATGTAGCAATCGTTAAAGTGTCACCTACCGAAGCACCTGATGTCAGAACAATACTAGTACCGTTTGTAGCAGTAAAGTCGTCTGGATCTAAGTGCGATCCATTTAGATAAACATCAATATTTGATGGGGTATATGAAAGTGTATTTGCGTTATCATCCGAACCACTAAATGTAGTTTGGTCTGCCGTTGCTGTATAAGTGAATGATGATCTAGTGTGACTAAATCCTTGAATACCTTGAATACCTTGAGTGCCAGTTATTCCTTGGATACCTTGGATTCCCTGAATACCTTGGATTCCTTGAGGGCCCTGAACGCCTTGAACACCCTGAATGCCTTGAATACCTTGAACACCTTGGGTTCCTTGAGGTCCAGCAGATTCAAAGGCAACTACATCGATAATGTCACCATAAGTTGCTCCCGTCGCTAATACAATACTTGTACCGTCAGTTGCCGTATAGTCAGTTGGACTTAATCTTACACCATTCAAGAATACATCAATTTGACCAACTGAATAATTTACACTAAATGTTGTTTGACTACTAGTACTAACAGTAAAGGAATTTTCGGACTTGGCAAAACTTGATCCTTGAATACCTTGAATACCTTGGATTCCTTGAATTCCTTGAGTACCATCGACTCCTTGAGTACCCGTGATTCCTTGAATTCCTTGTGTTCCTTGAATTCCTTGAATACCTTGAGTACCTTGAGGTCCAGCAGATTCAAAAGCAACAATCGTTAAGGTATCCCCTACAGAAGCCCCAGATACTAATACTACGCTAGTTCCATTTGTAGCAGTAAAGTCATCCGGATCTAAGTGTGAACCATTAAGGAATACGTCAAGATTTCCTATAGAGTATGCTAATGTATTTGTATTGTCATCAGCACCACTAAATGTAGTTTGACTTGCGGTAGCAGTATAAGTGAATGATGATCTAGAAAAACTAAAACCTTGAATACCTTGAGTACCTTGAGTACCAGTGATTCCTTGAATTCCCTGAGCACCATCTGTTCCTTGGATTCCCGTAGTACCCTGGGTTCCGGTAATACCTTGAGTACCAGTAGTTCCTTGAGGACCAGCAGATTCGAAGGCAACTATATCAATAACATCATTTAATGAAGCACCAACATCTAATACTACTGAAGTTCCGTTTGATGCAGTATATTCATCTGGGCTCAACCTAACGCCATTCAAGAATACATCAATTTGACCAACTGTGTAAATTACATTAAATGTAGTCTGTGATGCTGTAGCAGTAAAACTACTTTCTGTTTTAGTGAAACTAAATCCTTGAATACCTTGAGTACCAGTTGTGCCTTGAGGTCCTATTATTCCTTGAACGCCTTGAGTACCATCTGTTCCTTGAGTACCATCTGTTCCTTGAATTCCCTGTGTTCCTTGAACACCTTGGATTCCTTGAGTACCTTGAGTACCATCTGTTCCTTGAGTACCAGTAATTCCCTGAGTTCCCGTTATTCCCTGAATTCCTTGGGCCCCATCGGTTCCTTGAGTTCCCTGAGTTCCAGTTGTTCCTTGAGTTCCAGTATCTCCCTTATCTCCAGTTCTAGCAAAAGTAACTATTACATCTTCAGAATTTGAAAATGAAGTAACACCAGAAAGATAAGTACATGGTATTCTAAAATATCCAGTTTCTTCTACACTGGACCCATCAATTGTAAAAATAGCAAAATCATCAGCATTTAATCTATTTGAAACTCTAAAGTGTCCCTTTATTGTCGATGTTGAATCATCAATAACTCTAAGAAAACTTTGAATATCTGTTGAATTATCGTCAACATCATCAATATAAACTTCAGTGACAGTGCTGAGACCTACATAATTGAATTTTAAGGTTCCAGTACCTGGATCGGTGTTTGTTGTATCTGTAGAAAATGTGTAATCAAAGGTAGCTCCACCAAAATTACCATCAGTTCCAGTTATTCCCTGAATACCTTGTACGCCAGTAATTCCCTGAATTCCTTGGGTTCCTTGGACACCTTGAATTCCTTGGACACCTTGAATGCCTTGAACTCCTTGAGTTCCTTGAGTTCCATCAGTGCCCTGTGTTCCAGTGATACCCTGAATTCCTTGGACACCTTGGGTTCCTTGAACTCCTTGAGTTCCTTGAGTTCCATCGGTTCCTTGAGTACCTGTGAGTCCTTGAATACCCTGAGTTCCTTGAACTCCTTGAATACCTTGAGTACCTTGAGGTCCAGCAGATTCAAAAGCAACAATAGTTAAAGTATCATCAAGTGTAGCTCCAGATGATAAAACTACAGATGATCCATCTGTTGCGGTAAAATCACTAGGATCCAAATGGGATCCATTAAGGAATACGTCAAGATTTCCTACAGAGTATGCTAATGTATTTGTATTGTCATCAGCACCACTAAATGAGGTTTGACCAGAGGTTGCTGTGTAAGTGAAAGATGATCTTGTGTAACTAAATCCTTGAATACCTTGAGTACCTTGAGTACCAGTGATTCCTTGAATTCCCTGTGTTCCTTGAACACCTTGGATTCCTTGAGTACCTTGAGTACCATCTGTTCCTTGAGTACCAGTGATTCCTTGAGCACCTGTAATTCCTTGAATACCTTGAGGACCAGCGGATTCAAAGGCAACTACATCAATAATATCCCCATAAGTAGCGGCAGTCCCCAGTACTATGCTGGTTCCATTTGATGCTGTGTAATCTGTTGGACTTAATCTGACACCATTCAAGAAGACATCAATTTGACCAACAGTATAATTTACTGAAAATGTTGTTTGACTAGATGAAGTTACTGTAAAACTTGTCTCAGTTTTTGTAAAACTAAATCCTTGGACGCCTTGAATTCCCTGAGCACCAGTAGTTCCCTGTGTACCGGTTGTTCCTTGAAGTGGTTCTGCCCAAACCACTCCACTTCCAGTTGAAGTAAGTACGGAGGAAGCAGAACCAACTCTTCCATAAACATCAGTAATAGTACTATCAAAATCTACATTGCCATTAAATGTAGTGATGCCTGTAACTATTACATTGCCAGATACATGAAGTCTTTCTGTTGGGTTAGTCAGACCAAGACCAACATTGCCGGCAGTAAAATATGCGTTATATGAATCTGTTCCAGTTCCAACCCTAAATGGGTTAAGTACTATGACTGTTGTGCCAATACCTACATTTTTAGATGCGTAGAGATATCCGTCATAAGTATTAAGAGCTACCTCACCTAATGGCAACTGATCTGCGGTCGGAATCTTGCCAGATACAGCCGACCTTTTTAGTTTAATTATTGGATCTGCCATTTTTTAGGTGTCTATTTAGTCATACAACCAGTATATACTGGTGTTTTGAATATTTATGCGAACTCACCTGCGTCTTTAGTTGCTCTTTTTGGTTTTTCTAACTTACTTTCCAATTGTTGAATTTGTTGATTCAAAATTTCAATTGTTTGCCTGTATTTCATTTCTCTTGCTTCTAAAGCAATATTTTGATTGATGGAATCAAAATATTTACTTTGATATACCGAAATCAAATTTTTATAATCTTGTTCTTCCATAAAAAAAGAGGGAGGTTGACTCCCTCTATTTAGAGAATGTTATTAATTATTGATATCAGAATGACCCGCCGTCGATTGTTGCGTTTGTGATTACAATCGTGTTTCCATTACAACCAATTACCTGATCAGTAGTTCCACTACATCCACTTACATACAATGACGCAACTTCTAATGCTCCACCAGTATTGCTGGTCAGAACTCCAGCAGATTCAGATACGTCAGCAGAGACTACAATTCTTGAAGTGCTGTCGTCCCAATAAACGGCTGCCTTCTTGGCAGAACCAGAATAATAGTTAAACAGAACACCAATATCCTTATTGAGATCTGAAGATGGTGCAGAACCATCAACGAATCCAAGGTCAAGCAGCTGGTCTTCAATAGTAGTTGTTGAAGTATTAACTTGCGTTGTGGAACCATTTACATAAAGGTTTCCAGAAACAGTCAGGTTATTGGCAACAGTTACATCAGATGGCAATCCATAAGTGATTGATTGACCAGAAACAGTAACGTCAATTTCATTAGTTGTTCCACTAAAGGTCATTGTCTGTGACGTTGCCACAGAACCTCCACCACCACCAGTACCATTTGTACCTTCAGCAGTTGTAATCGTTAAATCAACTGCTCCAACGGTAGTATCAACATATGCTTTAATTGACTGTTGAGTTGCCAGAGCAGTATCACTATTTGAAGACATATTGTCTTCATCTAAAACTGTAGTGATGCCAACAGCGTTTGCTGTTCCAATTTTAAGAGTGCCTGTTGTAGTAACGCCACTAACGTTTACATTAGTAGCAGAGGCAGTTCCCAGGACAGGAGTTACAAGAGTTGGACTTGTAGCAAATACAAGTGATCCAGACCCAGTTTCATCAGTTACAGCTGATGCTAAGTTTGCTGATGAAGGAGTACCTAAGAATGTAGCAACATTGACACCAAGTCCAGAAACACCTGTGCTAATAGGAAGATTAGTAGCATCAGAAAGATCAAAAGCTGGAGATGCGTCAGAACCACCTAATGAAAGTTGAACTCCTCCATAAGATACTGTTGAATTATCAAGAGCTCCATTGGGAATATTTGTTAAAGAGGCACCAGAACCACTAAATGTTGTAGCAGTAACAATTCCAGAAACATTTACATTATCAAGAGCAATAGTACCTGCGATATCGTGACCATCACCATTTACGTCTATGGATTGGTCAAAGGTTGCGATACCAGTTACTTTTAAATGTCTAGTTGTGATATCTTGGCCAACCGAAGCGCCACCAGTTATTTCAATGCCACCAACAAACAGAGAATTGTCAATGTAAACATCTGATGTTGTAAATGTAGTAACTCCAACAACAGTTATAAGATCTCCGCCAGCGTTTCCAAGATTTACATTACCATTAGCATTCAATGTTCCAGTAACTGTCAATGCTGCGCCAACAGTTACATTGTCGGGAAGACCAATTTGAATTTGATTGTTTGAGACTGTGGTTTCAATTTCTCCAGTTGTTCCTGCAAAAGTTAAAGTCTCTCCTGTGGTAACAGTATCAGTTGAACCTGAGTCCGCAGCAATACTTAAAGAACTTACAACTTCTGCCCAGGATAAATCTCCAGAAGCATTTGTCTTCAGAAAATAATTATTAGTTGGAGAAGCAGGGAAAGTATATGTAGTAATCCCAGCAAGACTATCTGGAGATTTGAGAGTGATGTAAGAAGAACCATTGTCAGTTCCTTCTACAAGATTAACACCGCTACCAACAGTAGTGGTATTAACTGACCAATATCTTCCAGATCCTACAAACTTATTATTTGAAGTTGTTGAATCGATACCTACGTATAAATCGTAACTATCTGTAGTAAAGCCGGGTTCACCTGCCCTTAATCCAGGGAGATCAGCAAGGAGGCCTCTTTTAAACTGAATTACAGGTGCCACCATTTTTTTCTAGTCTAACAATTCTTTTTATTATTTAGACTAGAATGCTCCTCCATCATAAGTGAAGTTTGTAACCTCCGCAACTTCAATTTCTTCTTCTAATTGATCCACAAATGAATCTGAAATATCATTATCGGATGCAGATACATCTAAAGCAGTGTCAAATGGTATTAAGTCAAATTTATTACTAGTTGAGTTGTATCTGAGAACATATTTATTTTTTGTACTGTTGAGAGGATCTACGTCCAAATCGGTTAATTGTCTAATCTTGGTTGCCATCAGAATGCTCCTCCATCAACATCTCCTGCCTGTATTTGACCAAAATCCAATTCTTTTTCCAATTGATCTACAAATGCGTCAGAGATATCTTGGTCTTCTGCAGATGATGCTAAAGCATCATCTGGTGTGACCAAAATAAATTTATCAGTAACACTATCATATGTTACAATTAAACCATTTTTCGTGGCATCAAGAGTTCCAAAATTAGTGTCCCCCATCTCATTTATAGCAGATGGTTGTCTAACCGATCTTACAGATGGTTTTTCAACTTTTGGTTTTTTTGCTATGATGTTAGCTACTGTTACCTTTTTTACTACTGGCATTTTAGGTAGTTGTAATTCCAGGTTCTACTAAAGCCATCCCTTCTACCAATCTAGAAACCGCACCGGAAGAGGATTGTAAACGAACATCATAATAATATCTACCGGGAGTTAATCCAACGGTTACTCCACTTGTCATAGCAATTGATACTTCTCCAGTAGATCCTGTTATAGAAACACTAAATGAAGTTGATGTAGTTGAACTAAAATGTTTTTTCATTTTAGCACTACCACTATATCCAGAAAGGTTTGATGCTGAACCATCACTTTCCGTTGATTGAAATGTTTCAGAAAAATCAGAACCTTGAGGAATAACTATATTGATAACAGGATTTGCTGCCATGATCCTTTTTTAACTATTTAGTTTCTTCCTTGTCTAGATTAGTATTTTTGAGCAACTTTGATAATTCTGCTGTAGAACCAACAAATAAAGCATTGGTTACGTTAGTCGGTCCTTTTGATTTTGTCTCCTCCTCAACGTCTTTCAATTTTTTCTGTAGTTCCATAAGTTTGTCCGTAGCATCAGCCACGTTCTTAATTAATTGCCCAGCAACTTCATATGCCCTAGGCATCTCACTTTCTTGTGCCAATTCAAGAATTCCATTAATTGCTTCTTGACCTTTTTCTATAAGAGAATATAAATTTCCTCTAGTATATTCATAATCTTTTTTTATATCTTCCGTCGAAGAAGAAAGTGTCTTTAAATCTTTTTCTGTTGGTTCTGCGGAAATAATGTCTCCAGCAACATCAAATGTTTCATTGAGTTCATCAAATTTTCTACTCATTTTCATCTCTCTATCAATAACTTACACTGAATCCAAAATCATCCCCATCCTCAATAAGAGAATCGTCTGAAGTAGTAATAGATTTGACTGGAGCTCCTCTAAGATGAACGGTCGCATCTGTATTATCTTGACCTCTTCTAACTTTAATACTATCAGTTAGAACTTCAACAACAAATACTTCTTCACCATCAAGGTCCACATATGTGCTTTCTGTAATTGCTGAAACATCATCGAGTTTGATTACTGTGTCAACAGCAGTGATATCATCAGTTAAGTTGGTTAATACAGTTCCAGTATAATTCTTAATCGCTCTTGGTTCAATAGCATATTGAACGTCTCTCTGTGGAGTTCCAGAACCAGTAGTTCCTGCAGTAAATCCAACAGTAACTTTTTTGACAAGATCGCTGCTTGCCGAAGAAATAGGACCGAAAAGATATGTTTTTGCGCTAAATCTGAGAGTATAAACTAGTGCTCTCCTTGTAGTATAATCTCCTTCATAATCATCACTCATTGTAATACCTTCAAGAACAATTGGAATATCTCGTTTTTCTCCAATAGTCTCTACAAGATTTATAGTCATATTGTATGACGGTTGAAAATATGGTAAAATTTGCTCCACAATCTGAAGCATGTCATCATTTAACTTAGTCATGATAGATAATTCAAATTCCATATTGTATGGAACTGGCATATATGCTGTTTGAATATCTGTACTATCTGAGGTTAATGCTTTTTTAAATTTTTGAGTTTGAGTTATTTTTCTTGATGGATCATAAGTTAATCCAACAAACTCAAAAGACATTCTTGGTAAAGATAAAGAAACTGCCTTGTTTAAATCTGGTTGTTGGTTAATTCTTGCTAGAAATTTTTGTGTTGGTCCATAAGCAAGAGGAACTCTAAATTGATTCGAGACATTTCCTGATGAGTCTTCTTGTTTTATGACAATGTTATTAAACAAAGAACCGAATGATATAATGGTTCTTCTGAAAATTTCGTTATAAAAGTATTCAAACATCTCTTGGTTCTTTGATTAACTATTATTTATGTTAAGGCATTCCAAAAGGATTTATTTCTGAAAAATCAATAATATTGTCAGCCTCGTTTTCTATCTCATTATTTGAGGTAAATCCATCCTCAGAATAGACAGCAGATGAAAGTTTATAACTTGCAGAAGACGCTGATCCAACAATATTTTCTCCAACAACAAATGATCCATCTGGACTAACCACTTCCAACTTAGCAGTAGTTGCAACCCAATTGAGTACTCTTGCCGTAGTTCCGGAAATAGAACCAGTGACAACTTCATTCTTTTGGAATGTTCCAACTCCAACTTGATTTGGTGCTCCAATAGTAATTGTTGGAGGCTCAGTGTATCCAAGTCCAGCGCTAGTAAGATAAATGGCACTAATTGTTCCAGCAGCACTAACAACGACAGTAGCAGCTGCAGAAACTGTGGAAACACCAGTAAATGTTACAGATGGTGCTGTAGCCGTTGTGTATCCAGAACCTCCTCCTGTTATAGTTACAATACCAAGAACACCATTTCCAATGGTTGCGGTTGCTGCTGCTCCAACACCATCACCAATAAATCTAATACCAGGTGCTTGAGTATATCCCGCTCCTGGATTAATTAATCTAACACTTTGAATTGATTGACTTACTGGATTTACATTTTGCTCACAAGCTACAATTCCAGAAATTCTTTCTGCGGTGGCAATTCCAGTTGTTCCTCCAGAAGGAGCTGATGAAATTGCTACGATTGGATTGTATGTATATCCACCACCGCGATTCGTTACTGTAATTTGTCTAATAGCGCCATTTCCAACATATCCAACAACAGCAGTTGCTGTTGTTCCAAGGCCAACAAGGTTGAGAATCGTTGACATCACGCCAGTTCCAACAATTTCTCCTCCACCACCAGAACTTAAATCATCACCATAACTTCCAAGTGTTCCTGTTATAGAATCATCAATTTCTGCAATTTCCGTATCTATAATTTCATTTTCTGGTCTGAATAGTTCACACTTTAAAGTATAAACATATGTTTTTTGAAGTTGATAGAAAGGTTGTTCATGCTCTACAAATTTTATTTCAAATAATCTATCTCCAAGAGGAAAATAAATTAAATCACCTTCTTTTGGTCTAGTGCTTAATTTAATATTTGGTTTCCCTGCCAAAAGTGGAGAAATATATGTCTGAAATCTTTCCTTTGATATTGTTATGGTTATTTCTTGTGTTGACTGTATACCAAATTTTGAGAGTATTGTTGTTTGATCTCCATAACCCTCAAAGTTTTCCAAATATGCCTCAATCGGGTGAGCCTCATCAAAATTAGACTCAATTACTTCTCTAATTACTGTTTTTGATGTAATATACTTCCTTGGCAAATAATGTACTTCAACTCCATACATACGAAGTTGTTCATTAATTAAATCTTGAATCAGACTTTGTTCTGACTTTGATCCCTGTAGAAAAAATGGATTTAATGCCATGTTTTTATCCGATCATGTCAAATGGTGGAAGTTCATATGTATTAGACATCTTTTCCATTATTGTTTCAAGATCTTTTTGGGCATCATCATACATTTGCCTTCCATTCAATTCTACTCCTCCTGGGAGTTTGACACCAGTAAACTTCATCATATTCATTCCCCACTGCCTTTTGATCAAGGCTGTTAGGTATGGTTTAATAAATGAATCATTCCAAACTCTTGCGTAGTCATTAGGATCTAAAGTAGAATAACAATCTATAATAAGATAGTCATCTACGTTTAAACTTCCCCAATCAATGTCCAAATATAGTCTATCTTGACGTTTATTAAATCTTATCTGTTTTTGTGTTGTTAATAAGAAATCCATATCTTCTAGATATGTCTTCACCATAGCATAAGAGAGTAACTCAGTTGAACCCCAGTAGTAAATATCATTCAAAAACAACTGATACTTAACACTAAACATATTGTTAGTGATTGTATTTGATCCATCAAAATGAAACAGTTTAGTTACCCCAATCACATTTGGTGGAACTTGAAGATAGTTACTATTTTCTTCGTAACTAAATGAAGTTGTTGAAGACCCAGTGATAGAAGCACTTGCTGTAGTTGTTGCGATACCTACAGTTGAATTTCCACCTCTAGCTCTTCCTCTATCAATATCATCTTGCGTTACTTTATACTTGTAAAAAGTTTGATATACCCCATCAAAATGTCTCTCTTGGAAAAATTGAATAGCGTCATCTACCAGATCATCAATCTGCTCATCTGCTACGTTTATTTCAAGAACAGGATATCCAAGTTGTCTCTTACAGTAGTCTATTAACTCCTGCCTGGTAGATGGTTGTGCCATTTACTCATTTCCCCCTATATTGATATTTAGTCAGATCCTTTTACCAGTTGTTGAAGAAAATTCTTAATAGTTTCCAAATCATTTTTAATCATTTCAATGTCACTCTCCAACTCTCCGACTCTTTGTGATTCTGAGAGTTTTTTATTCCTTCTTTTCATATACTCATCATACTCATTTTTATTTGTATTGAGTATTGCATTAGTTTTTGGATCTCTCACTAAATTTAGATGATCCTTTACTTTTATATATTCCATAATTAAGCGAGCGCGATAACTCTCAGATCTCTAAGGGAAGGAGGATAGGCTTGACTTGTAGAGGTCAAAATCAGTTTGATTCTAAAGTACTTGAATGTAGGTAAGCGATCTCTTGTAAATGTAAATTCTTGGAAACTATCTGGATTTCCTTCAGAAGATGACTGAATCAGCTCAACGTAAGAATCTGATCTTCCACTACAATCTTGGAGATTGATAATTTCTCCTCTATCATTCAAATTATTCCATCCGGGGAATGGAGTAAATATTGGATCAAAACCTGGTTCTGAACCGATAGCATAAAGTGCTCTAATGTCAGTATATGGATTCATGTGAGCAGAAGTAATGATCTTAATTGAACTTGCTGCATTTTCCAGAGACATTTCTTTCGAAATATATTGGAAAGCAGATGGGTCATTATCAATAGTAGATACTCTATTGTCAAGAGCGTAATCTTCAATAACATTATTAATTCTGTTCGAAGTCAGAATTACATTTACTCTTTGTGCATCGATTACTGGAGTTAGGCGACTGTCAGTAGTTGCCAACTGAAGACTCAGATTCAGAGATTTGTTTCCAGGTAAATCAGTTAAATTATTTGTGGCATTAATGTCAGATGAAATAATTCTTGTCGATGCCAAATAGTTTGGTGTATTCAATGATATTGATTCAAATCCATTATCAATGAATGGAATTTCATTTCCACTTAAACTCTTTCCAGTAACTGTTCTCAAAGATGCTGTAATATTCGTTCCTTGTGGAGTGATATTTTGTACAACTGGTGTGATTATTTCAAAAGGCATATTTTGAGTTGCCTTGATAGAATTTCCTCCGGCAGACTTCTTGGTGTTTGTGAAGAGTTTTGGATGCCCAGAAGATGCGGTTCTATCCACACCATCAGATGACATGTCAATTTTAATATTATATGAATCAAAACCAATTGGATTTGATACAGTGGCATCGCCGAGATAATGTGTCTTATTGATTCTTCTCAGAGAAACACCATTCAACTCATACTTATAAACTGGTGTTCCCACTGGATAATTCTTGGGATTACTACCTCTTGTAATTGTTCCTCCAAGTGTTCCCGCAGATGAAGTAGTAAATCCAATAACTTCATCACCAATGAGAATGTAACCAGCATTGGTTGTTCCAACTCCAACATTTTCAAAAGTAACAAAGTTTGATCCACTATCAACAGAAATTGGAGCCGTTGAAGTTGAAGAATATTCTGCGGTTAACTTAGTTGGTTTTACATCTGGTGTTACTCCAGAAATTGTAACACTATTATCATCAGCATACATTCCGTGGTTTTTGTGATTGACGAGAATATGGAGTCCATCACTTTCAACAACCACTTCTGTTGGTCTAATCCAAGGTCCAATTGTTCCAATTCCAGAATAGTTGAGAGTTGTTGTTACTCCAGAACTATTGATAAACTGAATTGTGTTACCAACTCCTGTCGCAAATTCTCCTTGGACATTATCCAGAATGATCTCACTGCTACTTCCGATAGAAGTGACAGACAGTCTAACACCAGATCCCAAATTATTTGAACCAATGGTGGTTATACCTAAGACATCGCCAATTTGATAACCAGATCCACCACCACTTAGAGTTGAAATGGTAGCAAATCCAATAGTTCCATCAGATGCTACCTGAATGTTTGCTGTAGCATTTCTTCCATTACCAGTTACTGTGGTAAGAGCAACTCCAGTATATGTAAATGGTCCAGTATAACCAATTCCAGCATTAATAACATTTAAAGTTCCAACAGCAGTACCAGCAGTTCCTACAAAATTGGCAGTAGCATCGGTTCCTATCTGAATTACAGTATTTCCCAAAGCTAAATCTGGATCATTAAATGATGCGGAAAGTGCCATTCTTACTCTCTTTGAATTCATAGAGAGTGAATTTGGAAGGAGTTTGGCAATTTGACCATTTCCTTCTTTGAGAGAAGGGTTGTAGAATTCTACTGATCCTTGTTCAATAAAATCTGCTCTATAAAGAGTAAACTTAAGATCTTCCCACTGACTTGGTTCCCAAGTAGAAGCATTTTGTGACTTAAACAGCGAGCCAAGGTATGGTTGGTTGGAGATGAAGGTATCTGTAATTAAATCAGTTTCACCTACTCTTGAAATATAAACACTATACTTAGTGGAATTTGACGCAACACAAATTGCGTATTCAGTTCCTCTTCCTTCTAAGTAGACTGGAGCAGCAAATTCGAATGAAGTTGCTATAGATCCATCAGCAGATATGTTAACTTGATCTGGGTCTAATGTAATCTCTGAGAATGGTAAGATTTTCTGTGTTGGAAGTCCACCACTCATGGTTCTTATCTGAAGAGTTACGGGAACATCTCCATCATCTTTTGTTCTAAAGAAGATATCACACTTGGTTAGATATATTCCAGTATCATCATCAACTAAGAACGATTGAGCCAAAGGATCATACCAGAAATTAACTCTTTGCTCAACTGGTCTAGAACCAATAACTCTACTACTGACTAATTGTGTTCCAGTTGTTCTGGCAACCGCTTGCTCTTCAAATTCGAGTTTATTTTGTATTCTAGCATTTCTTACAGAAATAATATTTTCCTGTACAGTTTCAATAGTACCGCTCGCTACATAACCCTCTTCAGCGATGGTAGTAGCGTTCTCTTGATTGTTATTCTCATTATTTACAAAAGTAAGAACTCTTGTACCAACTTCAAATCTTGGATTTGTAATTACATTTGGATCTGGAATAAAGAAACTTCCTCTAAGATCAGCACCAACGTCAGAGATTAACCTGACATTACTAATTGTTGCTTGAGCACCACTTGTTTGTCCAACAAGGATCATATTTGGTTCAACATAACCAAAATAATCTCCTTGTGGTTGATTTGATAATGAGAAGGTATCAACGTTCAAAATAGTTGATGTTGAAGAATAAGTCTCTGAAAGTGGTTGAGAGTTATATGGATTTGATCTATAAACTCTATCTGGAGAATCATATGGTCCTTCTTTATGGTTGGATTGAGCAACTCTAAAAGTAATTCTTGGAGAATTTGGATTGACTGGCCCAGTACCAGCATTTCTCACTGTTCCAACTATGGTCTCACCGACATCAAAAGTTCCAGAAATCATAGAAATTTCAAGAAGTTTTGGTACACAGAATTTTGTTACATTTGTATTATCAAAGAAAGCATATAATCTAGTTAATGGTTTTACTTTTTTGGCAACAAATTGAATATTTCTGGATCTCATGTATGGGACAACATCCCTACTTACAACCCTATCACCAACAGAAGTTCTATCAAATTGCTCAGAAATAATTGTTCTGGTTCCTGTCCTGGACATTACACCAGTATCTCTTACTTCTCTAAAGGTATCTTCTATTACATCAGCATTAACTGTTCTTGTGGATCTATTAACTCTTCCTCTAGCACCAGGGCCTTGAATATCAACGTCTCTTGGAGGATTTGTTGATCTTACTCTCGATGTTTCTATTACATCCTGACCTGTCCAATTTGTTTCCCAGGCATTCCAAATTGTTGGGGCAAATCCAGTTTGTGGATCAACACCTTGTTCTTCAACTGCTCTCGCTAAAGTTTCAGCATAGTTTCCTTCTGCCTGAATTACTTTAGCTTCAAGTCTTACTGTATCTACCCAAGTATCTGTTGCTGGAGTAAGTTCCAGAGTTCCTTGCCAGAAACTTACAAGGAATGGAGTTACACTTTCGGTTCTTGTAGCAAAAGTTTGCTTTAACCATTCTACTTCAGCATAATCAAGTGTAATAATATCACTTGATTTTCTAATATTAACACCTTCTGGTTGTTCAAATGATAAATCAGCCGTTACATCGACATTTTCTACTGGACCTTGAATCAAATCAACAGAATTTGTATAATGTTGTGGTCTGAGAACCTTATTTTTTATATCTAAACTATTTTTAAATCTAAAAGCACCTTCCTGTGCGTTTAGTGATGTGAAATTATCTACAAAAAATCCAGACTTAAATCTATTCAATCCACTTTCGTCTGGAATGAAGAAATTAGCAGTATTAGTTTCTAATAGAGAAAGGGCAGTGTAGTACTCTAGATTTTTAATTCTATTTTCAAGTTGATTGATATCGGACATGCGATATCTCTTGTATTGTAAGAAATCAACCTTCGCGTCAGATACATTATAAAGATATGGTGGTAGGGTTACGGTAGCAATTTCTATAGCATCATCTACTGGAAGCGGTTTTTCCAATCTTTCTGATGGAGTTCCATATTGAACTTGGAATTTTCCAGAATTAGTAAGGAAAATTCTGTCTACTCTGGGGAGATAATATGAGAATGTTACGTCAAAAGCATCATCAGATGAAATTACACCAGAAGAATTTCCAGACTGATTAAATGTTCTACCATAAAATTCAAATGGAGATCTAGAATCTACTGCTGTTGTATAAGTAGAAACTTTTGGTCTTATGTCAATAATATCAGTATTTCTATGACCATCAACAGATCTTATATCATCAGCATAATCAAAATCGGTGTATGAATTTGCAGTTACAATATCTCCATTATCTGTAGATTCAAAGTAAGCATTGCTGAAGTAAATTTTTAGTTGTTTTGTTGGCTCATCAACACCGTCTTTTCTTATTACGGAAGAATGTCCATAATAAGATCCTTTCTGACCAGTATTAAACTTAAAGTTTTTAGAAATATTGAAACTTGCTTCATTTAGTACGGACACTATCCCCTGTACTCTAGTTTCTTCAAATAGTAAAACCTCACCTTCTCTTAAATCAGTGTTATTTTTTGGTATAAATCCAATTTGAGTATCGGACAGTCTCTCAGCTACAATTCCTCTAGCTCCACTGGTTTGTCCAATAAATCTTTCACCAATCAAAAGATCACTGGTTTTTGCTGTTGGTCCAGAAAGAGAGGAAAGAATTATAGTTGGAGCAGATGGTGCGCTTGTGTCGGCAGATTCATAGATAGCATGAATTGAAATTACATCACCAACATTCAAAGATATTGTCTTATCTTGAACTCTTGTTCCAAATGGATAATTTCCATAAGTTAAACCATCATTTAAAGTAGTTGCTCCAATACCAGATCCAACTAATTTAGATTTATCTATAATAATAGAATTAACTCTATTTTTCTTTTTCTTCTTAGCTACTGGTTTAATTTTTTTAACAGTATAAATTAATTGTGCTCCAGTATCATCTGACCCCAAATTATAAATTTGAAGTTCTGTCGCACCATTGGCAAAAGCGAACTTGTCTGATGTTAAAACTTCTGCTGATCCATCGGATCTAATTAAAGAATATCTTTCTTCATCAAATGGTAAAAATGTTTCATTTGTTCCAGAAGTTACAACAGCAGATAACTGATTTCCACTGATGTTTACTGTCTGATATTTTCTAAGAGTTATAGACGAATCATTTAAAGAAAGTTCCGAAACATTTTCTTTTGGTAAAGTAGTAAATAATGTGCTGTCACTAGAAGATGCCAGTTTTGTCTGTAAAACTTTTAAGTCAGTAACCTCAATTCTTGGAGAAGTTTCTGGCAGTCTTCCTTGTGCTATTCCAGAAACCGTAGTAATACCACTAACCGTTATATTTGAAGTACTTACTGTTTCTACTCTAGCAAATACTGGATCAGTAAAACTTTGAGCGGTGTCTGTGCTTGTAAAACTTATTAAATCACCAACACTTACTACCTGTCCAGGGAATAATGGATTTGTGGAAGTTACTGTGCTAATACCATTATTGTCAACTGATGTAATAGTTGCTATTCCAACTTCAAACTTTGTTGATGGAATTACATCGGCACTAAAAGTTGTTCCTACGCCAACTTTTCCATAAACCGATTGAATATCAGATAAACCATATGCGGTAATTGCTGTAGCTACTCTTCCATTATCTATTCCATCAAATTCAAATCCTTCAAATTTAATAAAAGTTCCTGAAGTGTCATATAATTCAATAACATTACTATCTGAAATGGCATTTTTCAGGAATCCAGTCGCGCCGCTATTTTTTCCCTTTACAAAAGTTGGAGTAGATAGGGTGGTATTCTCATTTAAAGTGATTTTTGTAACTGTTTGAACATCAAATAACGAAAGATCCCACTCATTCAAATTTCCATTTGATGTACTATAGGATCCAGATTCCAGTCTAAAATCATAAACTCTAGCAACACCAATTTCTTCACCTGCTGGTTCTGTTTGTGCTGCTCCAACCGTTCCGTCACTAAGAGATCCAACTCTACGATCTCTCAGACTCAAGACATAAGTGTTTCCAGTACCAACCAAAGGTGCGCCATAAACTCTATTGAGTTTGAGTGTTGATCCTGTATTATAGAATACGGACTGATTCTCGATTGTTTTTACTGATCTTGGTTTTGGAGAATCTAAAAGAGTAGAACTTACTGTTTCAATCTCATAACCCTTTACATAAGCCTTTCCTGGAGAAACTTCATAAAGTGATAATGAGTCTGAAGGAATGCTACCTCCGGGAGATATTTGATTCTCTTCTAAAATTCCACGATTACCTTCACCATCATTCAATGATTCTTTAATAGTTACGTTAAATGGTTTTACGTAGTAATTACCAGACTCATCATAAGTTCTTCTAGCTAATTCGTCGGTGATTAAACTATATTGACTTGTAGTTTTTGACGATCTTAAAATTCCATCCTCAACAATAGCAAGTTCAACGAAATTTTCATCATTGAAATCTGTTAATGATTTTTTAAATAGTGAAGTTGTTATTTTTAATCTATCTGCTCCTGGAGCAGCATAGTTATTATATCCTTGAGAATTATCTGTTAACTCCTCATCTTGATCTGGAGTGATAATTTCTTCAGTGATATACAGTCCAATTCTATAAGATGGATTGTTTGAATATTGATCAAGAATTAAAGTTTCATCGGAAACGTTTACAAATTGACCACGTATAAAGTAAACTCCATTGACAATTGAAAATGCGGATCCAATTGAAGTTGGACTTGAGGAAATAGTTGTAGCAAATGGTTCTCCAGAAACGATAATTTCGTTTCCAAGAAGTCCACTTATAATATCTCCGTCTGCTACAAGATTTTCTCCACCATAAAACACTTGTGTGGAGTTATCTTGATTACTAGAAGCTAAATAACTTACATAAATTGTTGGATTTCCCCTTTCTGATTCAGTAGATGTTAAAAAATAATCTACGGTAGCGGTGACTCCTGAGTTTTGCCCAGTTAATTTTAATCCAACAAGTTGATCAACATATGCGTCAATCGGAACACCTTGAAATGTAGAATTTAATTCTACAGCATAATAATTTCTGCTATAAGCAGTATTTCCAGGAATAACTTTAGCACCTTCTTTAAAGAAGTGCTGTCCAAATCTCTCAATTTGATTTTGGAGAATTGATTGTAAAGTAGTTAATTCTCTAGCCTGAACTGGATATCCAGGTTTGAATAAGACCCTATGATAGTTGTTTTCCGGGTCAAAATCATCATAGTATGGAGCAACATTGAGATTTGTGATTTGCGACATAATTCCTTAGAATTGTAATATAACCTTGATGTCTTCTTTTTGATTGGTTGATCTTGTCACAGATGGTCTGTTATCAACATACAGTATGTTTCCTGAATATTTTGCAACTTCAGGATTCGCAATACCATTTGTAAATGATTGACCAAGGTAGAATGTTCTATTATTTATTACAGTAGATACACCCGTAAAAGTGTTATCAATGGTCAATCCACCAGATATAGATCCACCAACAACTGTAAGAGAACCACTTCCAGTTGGAGATGCTGTAAAGTCAACTTGATCAAATCCATACTGAGGATTAGTAATTGCTGCGCCTACGGTGTTAAATCCAGATTGCGAACGATCTTGCCATACTTTCAACACTCCAGTTGATTGATCATAACTGATTACTCTAGCGACGGCTGTGGTTCCAGTTGATACTGTTTGAGTAACAAATGAATCTGCTTCATATGTTGCAGAACTATATCCAATTCCAGTTAATCTAAGTGCTGTTACGGCACTTGCTTTATCCGAAGTAAGTGGTGTTGAAGTTCCAAATACATATGGTTTTTCGACAATTCCAACTCTAGCAACTTGGTTTCCTGTTATAAAGTCTGGATTCTGAATATCATTTTCAAATCTAGAATATAAGAGAACATTTTTGGTTCCCAATTCTCTAAAAATGTCAGCACCATGACCTCCAGTTGGTGAAATAATTACATCAAATGTTGGTCTGGTTGATCCTGTAGGAACACCTCCAGCAACTAAATCAACATTTCCATAAGTATAACCAGATCCTTGAGAAGAAACTGTAATAGAATCTACTTGAGAGTCTGCGTTCATAGTTATGGTACACTCAGCACCTGTTCCATTTCCTTTAATTGGAACATTGGAATAAACAGCGTTTGCTGTCCCTAAACCAATACCTCTATTTGTAATAGTTACTATTTTGATAGAACCATCGACAGCGTTATCTCTAACAGAAGCATTCGTTGTAGAATCCATCCAATCAGATGGAACTGGAATATAATTAGTCGAATCAAATTTTACGATTTCTGAAGGGCTAATCGTATACAAATATTTCCAAATATATCCATCACCACTAGAACCAGCAACTCTTGGTTCTAAATCTACGAATGTTGGCTCATCCAAAGAAGGTGAACCATTAGGAGTTTCTGGAGTAGTTCCGTTCTGTAAGCAAACATAAACTCTATAATCACTATTCATGACATAGAAAGATGCTCCATACAAATTAGTAGCACCAGATACTTTTGCTGTGTTTGAAGTACTATAATCATGGCGATACATATCGTAAGTATTGCCAGATCTCCAAATAATTTTTGGAACTACTAATTTAATATCACTACTAGTAATTTTTTTTAAACCAATTATAGTTTCCCATATTTCATTTTCACTATCAAAATTATCGATAGGAGCTGGTGGACTATTATCCCAATCAGATTGAATCTCTGTGGCATTTGGTAGTCCTATAAATGAATAGTAAGAACTACCCGAAGTGGTTACACCAGCAAGAAAGTTTCTTGCGTTCAATATTCTAATTTGATCAGTTATTATTGCAGCCATTTTGGTGTTTTTTACTTATTTATTAGGGGTTAACCAACTAAAATTTATTTAGTTGGTCACACAATGTAGTCTTGTATTTTTAGTGGAACAAATCTTCTAACATAAGAAGAAGTTGAAATTCCAGCAAGTCCGTTTTGATTATAGAATGGGAACTCTGAAGTAGATGTTCTCGCATTTGTCATTATTTTTCCAAAACTATAGTATCCAAAATTGGACTGAGTGCTGACACCAAGAACACTAAAATCATATCCATTATAACTCAACAGACTTACCGTAATATCGTTTACAGTAGTGGTTCCAAAACCAACAATATTTCTTTGAGTAGTTGCCGATCCAACGACCTGGTAAACATTATCGATACAAGTTGTTCCAACACCAACAGTTTCTGAACCAGAACTGATTGAAGTAACTCCCAGTCCAATGTTTGATCCCTTAACAACGAAATAATCTCCGATAGAAAGACTACTTACAGTAATTGCTGTTCCTACAATATCAGTATCTTTTAAAACAGAATCATTTGGAATAAACAAACTAAGAATTAATCCAGTGGAAGCAACTCCAACTACACTAGTTGTGGCTACACCAACGATGGTTCCAAAATCACCACTAAAGGATACTCCAGAATTAATTCTTTCTGTAAGTGTTGTTGGTGGTTCAATAAGAACAACAGGAGGATTTGTAGAGGCATAACCCGTTCCACCAGAACCAGTGATTGTAATAGAAGTTACAACACCACTTGTGATTGAAGCGACTGCGGCAGCTCTTTGGGTAGTTCCCAATCCAACTGGGTTACCAACAATAACAGAAGGAGCAGTTGTATAACCAACACCACCATCAGAAATAACAATAGATGAGATTGTTCCTCCACTAGAAACAACTGCTGTAGCAGCTGCTGCTACCTTTTCGTTTTGAGAAACCAGTAAAATATCATCTTGGAATGACAATGAAATGCTGCTTTCATTTTGTTGATTAAACAATGGTAAAACACTTTCAACATAAATGTGTGTTGATCCAACCCCAACCGTTTGAATTACATTAGTGACTGGATAAATGTTTGCTTTGTATTGATCACGATCTTTAGCGACTCTCTTGCCATTAATAATTCTATCCTCAGTCTGTTTACACCAAATAACTGGTCTTTCCAAAGTTACATTGTTAACATTTCCTGGTCCATAATAAGCATTTGTTGTTACAACATCTGTAGCATCTACACTATAAACAATTCTTGAATCTTCTTCTAAGAATTTGCTTTGTGAAAGTGATGGATCATATGTAATCTGTAAGGTGTCACCTTGCTTGACTGTTTCTAAAACATCAACTGAAGTAACATCAATAGATCCATTTCCTTTGTAGAAAAGTATATCTACCGTATCACCAGATTTTGGTGGTTCTGGGAAGATAATTGTACTTCCTCCATTGAATGTATATCCTTCCCCAGGAACTTGAAGAATATTATTATAGAATACCAAAAGTACATCCTGAATAACAATACTTGATCCCTTAGAAGCAATAATAGAAGTAATATTTCCACCAATCTTTAATTGGAAATCAGTTTTTTCCCCATCAAATTCTTCGCTAAAATTATCTAAGGTCTGGAGTTGTCCAACTGTCCAGCCAGCAAATTTATCAGTGTATGTTCTTTCAATGAAAATACTGAATCTTTCAAAATTGCCACCAAGAGTTGGATCCGTAGGAATACCAGCAACTCCTCCAGTAGGAACTGTTAAATATTGATTTTCCCCATATCCAAACCCAGTGTTTGAGATTTCAAAATCAATTACATCCGATCCAAATCCAACAACGATACTTGCCTTAGCCTGAGTTCCTACTCCAGTTGATGGAGATGCTAATCCATCTGTTTGATAAACAAGAGGAATATTTTCATAAGATAATGGATCTTCAATGACAACATTTGGTACATTTGTACTTGTGTATCCGCTACCAACACTTGTTATATGTACTGTTGGGAGTAGATGACCATTACTAATAGTTGCCACACCAATATGAGTTACGGTAGTAACACCAACGGAACTACTTGCCACGCCAACTCTAACAACACCAAGTTGTGGATCTGGAATGTTAATTACAACTGTAGTGTTGGCAGCAATTTCATATGGGGATGTGCTACCAATTCCAATATTTACAGAAGTTGCTCCAACAGAAATTATGTTGGTTGATTTAATGTAAGTGCCAACTCCAATCGTACAAGTGCTTCCAGAAGCTAAGAAATCCAAATACTTGAATACACTGTTTTCATCATTAATGGTTATTGTGGTGGAGGCCGCAGCAACTGTTGTTGCGACACTGGCAATGACCTGATAATTATTACTTGCTCTGTATCCAGAACCAGTATTTCCAATTGATATTGCTGATATTGTACCAGCAACAGAAACAGTTGCTGTTCCTCCTGCCGAGACAAGAGGTTGATAACCAAATCCAGCAGATGATCCAACAGAAACAATAACACCTCCCACTGGAAGATTTGAAGAATTTACATCATATGTGATGGTTTGACCATCATCACCAAATACTGCTGAGGTAATTCCTGTTACTTCTTGAAGAGTATAATCTCTTGCTGTTCCTGGAATTTGGAATATATCATTAATCAGGAGAATAGAATTTTCGTTTTCAATACCAGTAGTATTTGATCCATCAGCAGTCAGTGTGAAGATATTTTCTGTTCCATTAAAGTTTGATGAAATATCATCAAAGACATAATTTTTGCTGTAAGTTTCTGTGGTTCCACCTGGAGTTCCTGATCTTAAGAAAACCCTTCCTTGGAAAGTTGAACTGGTGGTTATTCCAGTCCAATCTCTTGAGTCTGGTGGATTGGTTGTTGATGAAAGAGGATTATTTCCATATGGAGCCTCAACAAAGTTCAAAGTGTTATTGACAATGTTATAGTTTCCAGTAATCTTAGTTATTACAGATCCAGTTGAATATCCAGCACGAACTGTTCCAAGCCATGCTCTTCTTACTCTGATAATATTTGTCGAACCAACTCCAACTGATTGGACTTTCATAATTTCAGAACCAATCTGAAGTAGATCGCCACCAAAAATAGATGAAATTCCAGACAAATACAAATCATCCTGACTCGCAAATAATTGACGATCAAGAGAAGTTGTAAGTGCTGTTGAAACTATTGGAGATTGAATATAGTTATCAATTGTAATCAAACACTTCGCATTCTGATTCGTTGATGTAAATGTATGAGATGTTCCTATTCCAACACTAGTGATATTGAAATATTCTGGAACAACTTTAAGTGCTTTTTCTGCTGTATCCGTAAGTCTTATCTTATTTGAGTCAATCTTAATAGCAAATACAGAACTTGGAAGTTTATCTGTAGTTCCAATACCGGTAATTGTAGTTGATGCTATTCCAATGTTTTCCGTTGTTCCAACCCCAGGAGTTGAATAAACTAATTCTTCACCAGTAACGAAGAAGTGATTTGGTATTGTGATCGCACTTGGAACTTCCAAACCTGCAGCCGAACCAATAATATTTTCATCAGTAGAATCAATATATCTTTCGAATACATCATATCCACCATATTGAAGTCTAAATGCTCGTTTTATGTCTGAATTTGTTCCGGAATAATTTCCATACTGTGTATCAATATACGCATTTGTATAATCAATTGAAACTATATCAGATCCAGAATCAACGTACTTCATGTAGTTGTAGAAAGTTCTAACCTCAGCATTAATACCAGCATTTGGAGTGAAAGTTAATCTAACAATGTCACCAGTTACTGAAGCACCAAAAGTACCAAGTCCACTGGATGGAGCATTAGTGCTGGTAATATTTCCATATTCAGTTAAAAATGTATCGGAATAATCTGGACCATTATCAATAAGCATCAATTCAGAAACTTGATGATGATTATTATCTGGATCGGAAACTTGTACTATGAAATACGCACCATTAAAAGTTCCATTGCTATATTCAGCAATAGCGTTTTCTGTTGGTGATCCGCTAGCAGCAATAGAAGTTGGCAATGCTCCGATTTCAGAATGATTAAGGGCAAAAGATCCTACTCCTACACCTTCAGATGATATTGCCACAACAATGGTGTTTACTGTAGATGCCACAGAAACGTTTGGAACAAAGTCAATCTTAACGTTGGAACCATCAATGTATGGATGATAAGTTCCAAATCCAGATCCAACATATCCACTTTCCCCTATTGTTACCAGTTGGCCATATTCTAAAAGATCAACATCAGTACCATCATGAATGAGAGTTAATTCATCATACTCATATTCACCATCAGCAGTTTTTACCTCAACAAGAACTTTGGCAGAACCAAAAGTATTGCCGATGCTTACAATATTCGTTGTCACTCCAACAGATACTGACGTACTAGTTGTCTCTATTTTTACTGATCCTCCAAAGTAACTAGATCCTACACTTGTAGCAATGTCTCCAATATTGTATGATAGTGTGAAAACATTGTAAGAGTTATCTTCAAATTTGGTTGGATAGAATTGTAATACACCATCAGTTCCGTCGAGTGTATAATCAAATGAACCCAAATCTAATTGAGTTTCAACTCTTGCGTACTGATTCAAATATCCATTTCCATTAGAGTCATGAAGAACACTAACGAACATAATTTGTGCTTCGGAAGTATAATCTACGTCTTGAACATAAGTTAAAAACTTATGTGCCTTAGCATCAGAAATAGGCCAACTAACAACATTATTGAATCTAGTTGGTCTTGGATTGCTATTGAAAGTGTCAGCAACATTATCAACATTAAGAACCCTGTTTCCTATAGACTCTTCATAATCAGTTAGAATTTTATTGCTAAAAATAATATTATCCGAAAAACCAGACTTATAATTTTCTTTAACTCTATCAAAATTATATACACAATTCAAATCAACATTTTCTACAAATTCAATAATCCTATCAAAATATGATTGAGTAGTTCCAAGACCAACGATTGCGTTTTCTTCTGGAGTAGTTTCTACTAAAAGATTTGAAAATCTCTTAAATCCAGAAGTATGGTTTAAAGATCCTACGATGTCATCCCATTGAGACATGTCAATTTTGGATTTTAAAGAATATGAAAACTTTTGATAGTAATCACTATCTTGTATTACTTGTCTAGTATCATTTAAAAATCCACTAACATCTTCCCATCCAGATTCTACTCTGGAAGAAGAATCTAAATCATAATTTGAATTGTATGAAATTATAGAAGAAATAGTTCCTCTTGTTTTTGATGATTGTCCTTCTATAATATGTCCTTTAGAAAAATCATCATTTGTTCTAAGTTTTAAATAACCGTTTCTAGAATCCCATCTGTCCACAATTCCAGTCATGTTGGAATCATTTAAACAAATGACATCTTCATTTTGAACAAAATTTGTAGTTGTTAATTCAACTTCAAAAGTTGGGAAATGTTTCTTTGGAATAATTCTTCCGGCAGATCTAGCAACACTAAATGTTCCTGGAGTTTCTCCACTGGAAATATATCCATCAAGGCTAAAGGTTACGATTCCTATTCCACCAATATTTTCATCAACAGATGAAACTACAAATAACTTATAATCATAATCTTTAGTATTGTAACCACGACCAGTATCTACTACAATTACTTGACCATCTGGATTTGTTGAGGCAATACCAACACTAGTATTCTCAATCATAATTTCATCACCAACAGCAAATGGGAATGAACCACTTGTTGTAAATCCAGTGGATAAGGTTACAGTAACATCCTTTGTTCCAGAATCATATGATATTGTAGAAATTCCTACACCATTTGTGTTTTGAGTTGGAAGAATTCTTGGTTTTACCTTGGAAATTCCATATGTATTTCTAACAATTTGAAGTTGGTTTGTTCCAAATTCAAATCTCAGATCAACTTCTGTTTTTTGTTCTCCAGTTTGCCCATCAAATAGTAATACTTTTGGTGGAATGGTTCCATATCCAAATCCAAAAGAAGTAATTCCAACAGAATCGAGAATAGCAAGATTATCAATCTTAACAATTTCTGGAAGTTTTGCTGTTGGTCTCAGAGTCTTATCGTATGGATAATCAAATCCAATACTTCTCAATTTTGTTTTTTGAATGGATCCAATACTATCACTTAAAATTTCAAATGCGGCATTAGATCCAATTCCACTCAGCACTCCAGTTATAGCTGGAAGTTTATAGTAATTTGATCCTTTATTGAAGGTTTTTAATTCAACAATAGATCCAATTCCAGTTAATGAATCTGTAGAATATTTGATCTCAGTACCGTTTTGAGTATATGACGATTGCTCAGGAATTTCCGATATTTCATATGTAAATGAAGTAGAAGAAGCAACGGAAACGGTTTGCTTTCCGGAATATTTGCTGTCAAGAATTTGTAATTGATTATATCCAATTACAGTGTCATCTATAACTAATCCCAGTTTTTCTGTTGGGATTGAATCGGTTGAAACAGGAATTAATTTATAATATAGAACCTTAGGTATTTTGTTATTTAAAGTTAGAGTAACTTTTCCGTTGACTCCAACGGTTCCTGTGCTAGAGACTTCAAAATCATCACTGTCAATAGATTTATTGAATTCGGTATAGAAATTATTGTCTATAAAAAGTCCAAATTTAAACGCAGGATACGCGACCGAATTTTTAATATATGTTAGCGAAGAATCTGATAGATCAAATTCTACTATAGAATTTTTATATACTTTAATTGGAGGATTTACAGGAGAGAATGTTGAATCTGAAGAACTAGTGATATTAACTACAGATGGAACATTGCTAATTGAATCTGTATATGTTTCTGATAATTTAATAGTATTCTTATCTACAATTACCACATAATATATTTTTTCATTTACTAATCCACCAGCTGGTGAAGAAGAGGTATAAATGAGTGCTTGTCCAAGATTATATCCATGATTGTCTATCGTTATTTCATTTGTTGTTGTGTTTATTCCACCCGAAGATACATCTTTTTTGTCAACTATGATTCTTCTATTATAGTTGTTATAAGAAATTCCAAGTGAAGTTGTAAATCCTGGTCGAACATCAACATAAATTGTATCCGATGATTTTAGGCCATGAGTCTGTGATGTTGATACAGTTACGGTATTTTTGGAAGCAGAAACTGTAATGACATTTGAATAATTTGTCTGGAAACTATGATTATCACCTGATCCAGTGTCTGTGAAATACAAAAGACCTAAAGATGATGTTGTACTTCCAACTCCAGCAAATGATCCAACACTATTAATTCCAACCTTTATAGTAGAAATACCAATCTGGTCGTCATTTATTTTTGCGACATATACTTTAGATTGATCTGAAAGAGTTACTGAGGTTGATATGCCATTAGTGGAAACTCCTATTGCAGATCCACCATTTAAATTATAGACCAATTCGTCTCCAGTGTTTAACTCATGTTTTGGTATGTACAGAACTTGTGTTGGTACAAATACTTGAGTGAGACCAGCTCCTGGATTTGAAAATACGATAGTTGTGCCAATACCAACTCCAGATTGAGTTCCAATAGCAACAGTATCAACTGGGTTGAAATAAATTTCTCTATTGAGTTGGAAATTAAATGATGTTTTAAATCCTACAGAAGCACTAAACTTTCTTGGATCTTCATAGAAAACAGTAGTTGCTGTATGAGCAGATCCAGTAGTACTGGCAACTTCTCGCAATACTCTAATTCTAGATGATACTAAATCGACGTTTAAAATCTTGACTTTTTCATCTTCAATCAAAAAGACATCATTCACATTTACAGATTCTAATCCAGTCCCATACACAGAGAAATATGTGACTATACCTGTTGCTCCAGTGGTTCCAACTCCAGCACGAAGAACGAGAGTTGCCGTTGATATTCCGATATTATACTGACCAGACAAATCAGCTGCGGTTGTGCTGACTCCAGAAATGGTAATCAGTTCTGAATTTTTAAAGTTGTGTGGAGAATCCGCATAGAAAGAATATTTTCCAGAACTTCCCGCTGGAATAACTTCAATAGAACTAACTGAAGTTGTAGCACAACTGATAGAAGATACTGATTTTCCACCAATTCTGGAAACCTTTACGTCAATTCCAAATCCATTAGTTTCAGCACTATCAAAAATTAAAGAGTCATTAACCTTATAGTTTGTTCCTCCAGTCAAAATGCCAACATAATCAATTCCACCAGGAGAAGCATAAGTTACTTTTGAAATTTGATCGCTTTGAAGTTTATATGGTCTTTCTACATAATTGTAAGAAGAAATATCTTGATCAAGATTGTAGAATTTAGTATTTCTTATCCACCCATTTCCCTGTACATCATATGAATCGTGGTTGGAAGATTTTAAATAATTAAGGGAAGATGGTTTTGAATAAAAGGATTTGCCAATCAGATATGGAAATTGTGGTGATTTATAATTTTTAAATACTCCCTGAGAATCTGGAGTCTCTGAAAGAGTAGAAAAATATGCGTAAGTTCCTTTTGGAAATTCTGGAGTTACGCAGAATCTTCCATTGTTCTCATCAAGAACAAATTCATCCGAAGAACTTACATACTCATAGTCTTCCACAAAAAACCCTTCAGGGAAGACTGATGTTGGTGGCCTATTAGATTTTAGTTTTAATTTATAACCAGATTTCATCTGAGTTACAATACCACCCGATTTGTTCAAGTACCCAAAAGGACCATAAATTGGATTTCCGTCATAGGCCCATCCAATAATAGCAGAGTGATTTTTTGAAGTTATTTTTTCAGCACCATTATCAATAACTAAGTCTGGATTGTTATATTGAGTATTGCCACTTTGATCCGTAGTATATAAAAGTCCTCTCAATAATCTTGGAGCATAAAGATGAACATATTGGAGACCAAAACTATCATTTAATCCATCGGTGATGAAACCATCATCACTAAAAATATTTGTACTGTATTTTTTAAATTGGTTTATATTCCAAGTTTGAATTTTTGATCTTAATGACGCATTTTTTCCTGGATACGTTACACTTATTGAGGTTTTTCCTTTAATATATCCAGTTCCTTTATTGATTATATTGACCGATGTTATTCTTCCACCAGAAATTACTGGACTTAAAATACATCCCTGTCCTGTTTCAGAATTAACTGATATCTTAGGAATAGCATTGATATTTGATCCACCGTTATTAACTATTACTTCGATTACTTGTCCATTTGATACGATGGGTGTTAATTGGGCATCTGAACCAGTTTGGATAGTAATTTCTGGAAGACGAATATAATTTAAAACTTCAGAAGAACCATATCCAACTCCAGAATTTTGTAAGTTGACAGAAACTATTCTTCCCCTAACAATGGGTAAAACTCTGGCTTCAAAAGTTTCTGATCCTACAGAAGAAATACCAATTTTTCCAGAAACAGAAACTGAAATATCAGGATAATTAAAATGATGTATACCATCTTCTGGGAGTAACTTTCCATATCTTTGTGGAGAAGTTAGATTTATAAACTGTCTGGTTCTATAGTAATATTCTACATCTGCTGAAGAACCTATTTGGGAAAGTCTAATAGTGTCCGAATCAACGACAGTAACATAATATTCTGTTCCTGAAGTCAATCCTCCAATTTCAGTATCATCTGTCGTATACTTAATTTTTTCTCCAGAAGAGTACCCATGAGAATTTATTGTAATATGATTTAGTGCTGTAGATACTCCAACTACTGTTGTTTTTTTATTTTCATACCCTTCTCCAGTAGAAGTGAGGTTAATAGACGATACAACTTTTTTTGTTTGTTCTGCCAGAAAGGTGTGTCTACCAACGCCATAATCAGTAAAAATTACTGTATTGATTCCAGAAACAGCATCTTGATATGTTTTGTGTAATTTTATATTTGTGGAATTTTGTACAGAAACAAAATATGAAGCTCCTGTTGATAGTCCCGAGATAGCATTTTGTCCATTTGGTTTATAAATTACTTTTTCATAATCTCTGAATTTGTGATAGGTGGAGAATCCAATAGATGAAGTTGATCCCAGAGTAACTAATCCAAATCTTTCTTCACTATTGAAATTAATTTCATGTTGAACAAATTTTACACTTGCTTTTGCTGTAGCATTTTTTCCATTTCCTCCAGTTATTATAACTTTTGGTTCATCTATGTAATCAAATCCACCATCAAGCAAGTCTATTCTTTCAAAAGATCCTCTTATAGCTAAGTTTCCAGTTGCTCCAATTCCAGTTAAATCTGAAATAACTAAATTTGGTGGAGTAATTACATCATATCCTTCACCAGAATTGTCAACAGAGATTGATTTCAATTCACCATAATGAATGAAATCCAAAGATTTGTAGTTTAAAATCTCAACACCATTTAAAAGAATCCCGTTTTTAGTTCCAGGAAAAGTTTCTGTTTGGTTTAAATCATTATTTTGTTTTGGGATTTCTCTGAAAAGTTTTTGATGTGCTAAAGTTTTTCCTTTAAACTTATATGGTTCTATAGAATTATTCGTGACTGAAATAGGTTCAGTGGTAATATATTCTTCAGAATATAATTGACTTCTACTTTTTGCTAATTTTATTGATGTTGGATCAGAAAGTCTCTTTACAAAATAAACACCTTCCTCAGCAATACCAGTCTGAGTGGTGGTTGTTGTTATTGTGTTACCGTCAACATCAGTACTGGTAGTAGTTACTTTTTGTGGCGTATAATATACAGCGTCTCCAGTATAAAATCCATGATCCCCAGATGAGATTATTTTAAATGTGTCTGTAGAATTTGATCCAGTTGGAGGAAAAGTTCCACTAAAAGTGATTACATTTTTTTCTACTCCTAGAGAAGTAGTATTAAAATGTGGAATAGATGAAGATGCTACTAAAGTACTTTCATCCTTTTTATATACATTTTGTACGTTTGCTGAAATTTGGGAAATATCAAAGTTTTTTGCGTTCCCTTTTAAAATATTTTTTCTTACTTCAATGGAATTCACAGAAACATTATCAAGATTCCCTTGATCACCTATGGTTATTGTTTTACTTCCATTAACTGAATAAACTTTTGAGGTTCCGCTAAAATTATTACCAGTAATAGTTAAAGTGTCACCAACTCTAAAAATGTGATTATTATTGAGAGTTAATTTATATCTAAAATTAGATACATTAATTTTTTCCAATGTATCTACTTTATACGTAGTAGCAGTATTTAAAATCCAAGAATTAGCCGCAGCATCATTTGCGACTACTCCCAGTGTTTTAACTTGAATGGTGTCACCCTTCTCGTAATATTTGCTATTCAACTGCTGCGACATATCTGCCCAAGGACTTTTTTACTTATTTAGTAACTATACCCACCACTTCCTCCTTCGGAGGGAGTTAAACTATTACTTGAATTTGTGGAAAAATTAACTCCAGATGTGTTTCTCATAGCAGAAGAAGTTCCATACTGTTCTGGGTTGGCTAGACTTTCTTCCTTTGTATCATAGATGTATGAATGTTGCCTTGAAGTGTGTCTGGGACCCACCATCTTTCTATTATTATGGATATGATATGGCCCATAATATGGTTTTCCGTTCACCCAACCAATTAGTTTTCCAACATAAAGATCAGATAGAACATTTACAATTCTAACAGAAACTACAGTATCATCATTTAAAGTTACTGTAGCAAATGTATTAATTCCAACAGTAGTTTCATTTGTCACACTGCCACTAATTCCAGTAACTCCATAAAATTGAGTTAAAGATTTAGAAGTATACGAAACTATTCCAGCAGTTCTATCGGAGTAAGTCAGTCTTAATTCTCCAGAAGTTGGAAAACCTACTGTTGAATCAACATCAAATGTTTTTGATAATGGAGTGTAATTACCGATAAGTTTTGTTTTTGGATGAGAAACAAACTTACCATATTCTGCCCCCTCATATTGAAGATCTCTACTATAGTTTGCGTCAAAACTAATCCTGTAGTAATCAGTTGTAGCTCCCCCAACTAGAATTCTTTCAACATCAACTACTGGAGCGTATGATTTGTAAATAATATCCTTATATGCGTTCTGATAAAGGGTGTATCCACGTATATCCATTACATTACCAGATATTGGTTCCACCACCATATCTTTGGTGATTTTATATAAAGATTGAGATGGTGTAAAAAGATTTTCTGCTGGTTTTATTATTTCAACATCTTCTCCATATAATGCTTTGAAAAGGATCTTAAACGATTCATCTGTTCCTTTTGATGAATAAAAATCTTTTGATTGTTTAATGAATAAATTTTGGTCAAGATTACCATAAAGATCTCTATCTTCTAATCCTGGAAGAAACTGATATTTTACTTTTGTCAGAAATGAGGATAAGAAATCAATACTTAAGTTTTCTACTGTAGAATTAGCAGAATGTGAAGTAGAATTGCTTGATGAAAAAACAAAACTATTATTTGAATTATTTTTTACATGACCTTGAAAACCACGGACACAACCTGTAAAACTAAATGCCGTCTTTCCAGTATATGTGATAATTTCACTGTCAATTCTAATTAGACCATATTCATCAGGAAATCCATTTGTATTATCAACTACTATAGTTGTTTCAGTGCCTTCGATGTCCGATCTCAATATAGCAGATCTAATAACATTGGCATTATTGTTTAACTTAATGTACCTATCAATATTCTGAATTAAATCAATAGGTGCTCCCTGAAATTCTTGAGAAAGATAATATTGAGACAAAAATTCCCCAATTAGAGGAAATTCACTCCTGACATAAAACGGGAGTTGATTTTTTACAATTGTCTTAAAAGGAACTCTAGTTTGTGTCATTTTATGGCCTTATCAGTAAACCTCTGTTGTAATCATAACTTGAAGAAACTATGTAAGATGAAGCGGAAGGATCTAATCCAGAAGCAATAGAATCATTTACCATCTCAAATACACTGTTATTAATATCTAATTGGAGATACAAATCTTGAAGACCAATCACATCATTTGATTGTGGTGTGGCCACTATTTGAATGACTGATTGACCATCAATTGTCTTCTGCGTAGATTGGATATTAATTGGATTGAGTGTGATAATCCCTTTAACATAGTCAATTCTTCCAACATTTCTTCTAACAATTGTTGGATTTATTGCCGTTGGCGAACTAAGAGTAAAAAGGAATAGCGAACCAGTATTTCTATTTGTATCTGGAACATCACCGATGTAAACAGTTTGAGTAATACCAGCAGCTCTAAATCCACTTGAACGGATATTATAGCCACTCATGCTGGAAATATGGAATTGATTACCAAACCCTATAGAGTACTCTGCGAGTGTGTTGAGGGCAGCCCTAACGTCTCTACGCATTGATATAGAGGTGATATTGGATGTGATAGATTCGTGGCTATCATCAATAATTTTTAAAAATTTACTATATTTGAACCTAGCACCATATTTGTTTAATTCACTAGATTCAGCATAATCTGTAGCATTATTTTGAATTATTGAAGAAACTTGAGATGCTGATGAGGATTGATTTGAGTTATAGTAAATTTTTGAATTTACCTCAAGATAAAGGTACTTGAGATCCAATATTTCTGGAACAATTCCAGCAACAGCATATTTTTTCAAATCTCTTTTAATATTCTGTTTAATGAGATTTGGAAGAAATTCTCCATTTCTAGGTTTAATACTAATAAAAACTTTTCCATATTGAGGTGGAATCAAATCTTCACCACCAAAAACGGAAATTGATTCTGTTTCTGGATAAATTCTTGCGGGAATCAAAGTTTCATAGTCATTTGCTGTTAGAGCTCTATTTTGAGACGCATAAATTCTTGGAGCAAACTTCTTAATCGAATCTACTTTTTCGATTACATCACCACCAGTTGAACTTATATCTGTGGTAATAAGAGAAACTCCCTGAGAAATTGTATATTCAATAGAATTTCTTACATAAGTCATTCTACCATTAAAGGCAAAAACACTTAATCCGTTTGATCCACCACCACTTGTTGTCAAATATGAAATCTCTATTTCATTACCTTCACTTAAAGCCTTTCCAAAAATTCCATCACCAAAAATAATTTCATATCTTTCATCTTCTACTTCTTGAAGGAAATAAACTCTTGAATCTCCATCAATATCAAACAAACTATCTTGCTTAGCATATGTTTGTTTTAATGTGCTACTATTTGTACCAACTTTTACGCGAATAAGATCAGTATCAACACCAACATTGTTGATTAAAAATCTTTGATTTGGATTTCTTGAGTTATATGTGTATGTTTCGGTAATATATGATCCTTCGTAAATTGAAAGTAAGTCAAAATTAGCAATTCCATCGACTACTGGAACTGTAACATCATCTAATATTGAGAAAATATACGAATCACTTCCAAATGCTCCATTAGAAGTAGCAACAGGTCCTCTTTTTAGGGTTATAGATGTTGGAACTGGAGTAATTCCGTTAGTATCAACAAAAAAACTTATAAAAGACGTTGATGCTTTTCTTGATCTTGGGGTATATCCAATATTTCTTGCTAAGGCAACTACATTTTCTCTTAGAGTTGCACTATCAATAAAACATTCATTGGACACCATATTAGCATTATATGATGTCAGGTAAGTATTATAAGCCAGAACGTCCAAAATCGTTGACAGATTAGACCCTTCAAAGTCATAATCCGTAAAATTAGAATTATTTCTAAGATATTCTACAAGAGTTGATTTAATCTGGTCAAAATCCAGATTTGCGTAGTTTATTAGTGCCATTTATCGAGTTGATTGTAATACAAACTCTAGTTGTTGAGATGGTATATCAACTCCAACAATTCTGTAGACAACAGTCACATTAAATGAATTATTATCAAAGTCTGGATCTACCAAAACTTTATCCAATATGACTCTTGGTTCATAATTACGAATGGAGTTTTCTATTTCATCTTTAATTGTAACCGCTGTAATGTTATCAATGTTTTCAAACAGCGATTGTCCTATACGAGATCCAAAATTTGGATCAAAAAATTTTTCACCAGGGTAAGTAAGAACGATATTGCGAACTGATCTTGCAACAGCCGAAGCATTTTTAAGAGCAATCAAGTCATTAGTCAGAGGATTACTCTGAAATGATGCGCTAATATCTTTAAAACCTTGACTTACCCTTTCTAAAGGCATTATTTATGTTTGTATGATATATTCTGTCTTATTTATAGGGGTCAAAATTCATTAAGAGGAATGGGTTCAGTACCATATTCCCAGTCATCATAGTCTTCATCATTGCGAATTTTCTCATGAAGATCATTTTGGACTTTAAAATCATGTTTTTTAGGTGTCAAATCATCATTCGCAATTTCACGAAGCATCTTTTGATGTTGATGATTAGCTAAATTGTCTAAAAAATCGTTCATTTTTACTCCTGATCGGTTAAATCAGAACTTTTTACGGGGTTGCTATCCCGAATATCTTTGATTTCGTACATAAAATCATCAGATGTTTCAATTTTACGACGATTTTCGACTGAATATTCGGTTAAATCAATCTCATATCCTGGATTTTTGGTAATTCTATCTTTAGTCCATGCATCATCATACCATAATATCTTATTATTTGGATATGCATAGAAATTTCCATTATCCATTTTAAAAAAATGAGCACATTTATGCTCTGGAGTCTCACTGAAGTTAGTGTTTAGTGTAGATTTTGACTCCCATGACCAATCTAAAGTGAAAAGATATGTTCCTTCATTCCTTTCTCCACGATAATTGATAAGTTCTGCACGTAAGTTAGCCAATCTTGAGCGCACTTGAACATCAATATAAGGAGAAAAACAATCCCACCACATACACTCTTCTAATTTAGGAACAGGCACATCAGGTTTCCAACAAAATGCATGAATGGGCCTACGTGTCCAATTTACCCCATTCTCTAGAAATGCCTCAAAGAGAGGTACATGCTTCTCTAAGGACGCTACAGAGTGTACATCACATAAAGTTACTTCTCCATGTCCTTTTTTATGATTGTAAAGGAATTCATTACGAATGTAGCAGGTAATCGTTGGAAGATTGTGATTTAGATATGCCATAAAAATTACTAAAAAAGCAGGATTTTACTCCTGCCTTATCTATACTATTTACCCTGCCCACGATAACGCTTCTTTCTACCATTACGAGAGGTTGCTGAAAGAAGAGTATTTTGCGAGCGACCTTGGCGAGTCTTTTTGGGCTTTCCGGGAGTATAAGAACCACCCTTCATCATTGCTTTAGCCATTTAGATTTCCTCCAGTTCAATAAGTTTGGGATTAATATCATCTCCCGAGAAAAATGCTTCCGAGAGTTCTTGAAGGACCTCAGTACATTCTTCATGTGTGAGGTCCGAGTAAATTTTACGCCCCTGATAAAGAACGTTAAATTTTTTCATCAGATTACGCGAGTCTTTTCGTGGCCAACGCGGATCCGGGGGTCACACCAGATCTTATAACCAGCATCAATGGCATCAAGACAGAACGAAACGTCTTCCCCACACATATCCTGAACAGAACCAGATTCAAAGACTTGCATCTTCGGAGCAAACCAGGGATACTTCATCTTAGGATCTTCAAAGACTCCGTGCTTAATCATGACCCACCCAAAACCAGTGTAGTCAACCGTGAAGGGCTTACGGCGCTTTTGAATGGATTCAACAGTCTCATGATTCATGACACCACCATTCTTGCGGAAATCATCTTCCTCCAACCAGTGTGCGACAGAAGTTGTGTGACCATCTTCAGTAGCATACCAACCAGCAGTAATCTCACGCTCTGTACCATCCTCACTCAGAGAAAGATCACAAAGCTGCCAGAACTTGTTCGTGTCAAAGACAATATCCGAGTCAATCCACAGTTGATAATCATACTTCAGTTTACCATCCCAGGGAATCTGATCAGGTCCACGAAGTACATTCGCACCAAGTACTTTACAACGTGCAAAGTTGACCATGGATGAATAGTCTTGACTAATCTGAATGGCCATACCATTCTGTACCATGTCAAAACAAAGTTGTACAAAGTTCTTCAAAAAGATATATGACACACCTCTTCCTGGAAGACAAAAGACAATCGTCTTTCCCCTCATCCGTTCTTTGATAGCATCAATATCGAACTCCTCTTCTTTCTTCACAGGAGCAGTTGCTTTTACAGTAAATCCTTTTGCCATAAGTCTTAAAAACTTCAGTTCAATTCTAACAGTCTATGTAGTGATTGTCAATTTAATATGAATGGTCTTCGATTTGATTTGATGACACATTCACAGGGAGTTCCTCAAAATTTAAATCGCTTGTGGTATAGTCAGTTTTCATTAAACCAACCATCTTATTGAGATTCTCCCATACTTTGTGAAACTCTTCTTCCTTGAGGGAATGATATAAACATGTATCCCTAGCATAGATGTGAAAAACCTTTTCTCCTCTCATTTTACCTCCGGAAATTTTTTCCTCTCTTTTCATCTCACTACCGCATTATATATCAGAACAAGCAAAAACCCCAAAGGGAGGAAAACCACCTTGGGGCGCCGTATTAACCACCCAGCAATTACAACCTTCCAAAAGGTCCAGTAGGGGCGATTATACTTCCGGAAATTTTTTCTGAGCATGATATTTAGAGGTCGATTTGTCACCTCTGTAGGTTAGGGTAGTGGTGCTTTTTTATATACGGGGGGCATCGATCACGCCGCCGCGACGATATAAACCAACGGCATCAATCAACTGCTGATCACGCACGAATAGGCTAACAGATTACAGGGGCAAAGTCAAGCTCTGCCCCCGCACTTAAGTTACATCAGAACTCCACAGCCTCCCCAGTGATATAACTAACTGCCGAAGAGTTAGTGTCAATGGACTGACCAGATTCCTCAACAAAACTATCAAGAATTGACAGAAGTTGATTACCGTCAGCAGCACGATTGAGCAGAGACAGCATCACGGACTTGGACATAATAACAAAGAAAAGTGAAGTTAACTGTGTGTTGAGTAGTTTATAGTCTTGCTCAGGACTTGGTGCCTTAAGTATTAGTAATCGATGTTGCCGTTGATATACTCATTGATATCAAACTTGTCTTCATCTTGTAACTCAGGCACATCATAGATCTCTCCATCAAGTTCGGAGATTTCGTACCAGTTGATGTCAGTTGTGGTCATGGAGTAAGTGTTAACGAAGGACATGAACTTAGGGGACGTGATATCAGATATCGAACACGTCAGAGTTAAGCTGAATCACATTAACTTTCGGATCGGCAAACTTCACACCGTCCTTAGTTTCAGTCACGCCATAATCATTGTAGAGACGATTTACAAGGGTTTCATAATCACCACACTCTTGTGCCAGGTGATACAAACCCTCATCATTGTTGATCCACAGAGCAACATTCCAGGTCTCATAATTCTCCCAACCGTTATAAGAAACGTCGAGGGCATTGCGTTGGAAAGTGGTGGTCATGTCGTTGGGTCGTCCTTATACTACTGAGACACTTTACAGGCTACAGTTACTATCAGTCCCACCTCTCTGAGATACTCTGTCATTATAAAGCTTCTCAGAGGTGATGTCAATAAGCACTGATAGATTCATGAGCGATCCTTATAGTATTTTTGAGGACTGGGGGTGGATTTTTATAAGTGGGGGGTTGACATTTTTCGGAGTCTCGTGTAAGCTTACGCACGCTTAGATCACAAGGTCTGAGCACATTAAAAGACACATAAATCACAAGACCTGGCTGGATTTATAAGTGGTTTAATCACAAGGTCTCAGAGGATTTAAAGACACATAAATCACCACACTCTTATGCTTTTATGCGTCTATTCTTTTATGCTTTCTAAGACTTTATGCGTCTACAAGCATAAACACATAAATTAGATAGCTTAATTAAAAAAAGGCTTTTTTAACCTTTTATTATACATTTTAACCTTATTTTGGTAAAAAAACAATAAAAAAGAGGGGTAGAAGTTCCCCTCTCTATGTTATACTCTTATCAGATAACTTTAGCAGGTGAACCACAAGAAATGTAGAAAGCTACCATACGTTCTGCTTCCTCAAGTGTGGGGAAAGATTGTTGTCTCCACTCACAGTTGTTGTAAGGAACTTGATAGGTGATAGTGAACATTTT